ATGGCGACAATCGAAAAACGCACCAAAGCGGATGGCACAGTTGCTTATCGCGCGCGCATACTGATTAAAAAAGATGGTGTGGTTATTCACCGCGAATCCAAATCATTCAGTCGTGAGAGTTTAGCAAAAACTTGGGCAAAGCGCAGGGAAAATGAGATTGAGCAAAATTTTGCCGAGGTCGGTCATGTTGTCAAAAGTATTAAATTTAAAGGGGTTGCGGAGCGTTACATCAAATATTTGGAATCTCAAGATGCACTCAAGCGTACCAAGCGCACCACGATTGAGTTTTTAATGCGTCAGCCGATTGCCGACAAAGACGTGAGCGCGATTACCCATAAAGATATTATCGCCCACCTCAAGCACCGGATAATCCACGACAAAGCCAAACCTCAAACAGTAAATAACGACTTTGCTTATATCGGCTCGGTGATGCGTTATGCTGAATCCATGCTTGACATACCGGTTAATTTGACCGAGATTTTAAGGGCACGCGAAAAAGCGCAGGCAAACAACTTGATTGGCAGGCCTGATCGCCGGGATCGCCGACTAACTGACGATGAAGTGATAAAATTGATTGATTATTTTAGAGAAAAGCCGCACTGGATGGCCGATATTGTCGAGTTCGCGCTGCATAGCGCCAGACGGCAGGCGGAGATTACCCGATTAAGATGGGATGATTTGGACGAGGCGACACACACTATCAAAGTGCGCGATTTAAAGCACCCTACTTTGCGCGGCTACACAAAAACCGCTAAGCTGACACAAAAAGCGCTGGAAATTATCCAGCGACAACCAAAAACAGACGCGCGCATTTTCCCGCGTGAACATCGCACCATTAGCACCACGTTTACACGGGCATGTAAGATATTAGAGATTGAAGGCTTGCGCTTTCACGACTTGCGCCACGAAGCAACAAGCAGACTGTTTGAAGCGGGTTATAGCATTGTAGAGGTACAGCAATTCACCTTGCACGAAAGCTGGCAAACCCTGAGCCGGTACACGCACTTAAAACCGCAAGACGTGGTTTTAAGAAAAGCCAACGAATCGCTCATTGAAAAATAATCCCGTTAAAATTGACTTGGTTTGGCGGGGTGTTTGTGCCACCCTCTGCCGTCCGACAACTGATAATACCGCCCGAATCGACGCGGATGTCGTTACTGCCATCCACCCCTTCGACCATGCGTAATTTCGCTCCATAGGCATTGATGATGCCGCCGAATTGGGCGGATGCACCGCGATTAAGCGATCCGGTAAAATCAGCGCCGCGAATTTGTAACACCGCCGCATCGTAGGCGCACGCGCCGATACCGGCTTTACGCACGCCGAAGCCCGATAAGACCGACGCGGAGGATGCCGCGCCAATCGCCAAAACGCCGTAGGTCGTGACAGAGGACGAATTATCCACTTCGAACAGTTGCTGTATAACGGGCAATTTTCCGCCGTTTTTTACACCAAAAATGGCGCGTAGATTTGAGCCGTATTCGGCGGTAAACACGCTGGTGATTTTCGCGCGTTCGACCATGGTAATCGGATCGTCGCCGACAATCGTCACCCATGCCATGTCCAGCCCATGCACAAACACTTGTTCGCGCATATAAAAACCGGATAGCAGTCGCACCGTCGCTTTAATGCCTTCGTAGTTGTACGCTGGGCGACGCTCTGATAACGCGGAAAGGGCTTGATTAATGGTGGCGTAGTCGCCGCCTGTGCCAACGGTGACTTCAAAATTCGCGGTCACCGTTGGCACGTCAAAGTCTTCGGGCATTGCGCTTAGCGGCACGCGACTATTTGAGTCAAGCGGACACACGCCGTTGGCCGTCCCTTTTTGCGTCAACGGGATTTTTTCGCCAATCGCCGTAAAAATTTCAGCCTCTTTTTCGGCCGTTAAGCCCGCGCCGCCGGTGCTTTGAGCGCGCCAATAGCCTAGCCATTCATAAGTCACGCCGTTCGCGGCGAGGTAGGTTTCGCCTAGCGCCGGGTTGTTTGGGAAGCTAATCGCCATGCTTAGGCCTCCGGCTCTTGATAGCAGAATTTGTAATACCCGGCGGTCTGGGCGGTGAATTTAACGTATTCCTCCGCCCAATCGACCAGCACATCAAATTGAGATTGATACTGTAGCGTTGGGGCTGTTTCAATTTCCAAACTTACGCGCCCACTGGTCAAGACCTTATAGGGTTTAATCGCGTCGATTTGCGCTTGCGCCAGTTGTCCGCTCTCGGTTGTCCCGACCGCGTCTAATGCCGCCGCGTCCGCCGGATAAGCGGTGGGCGTGAGCGTGCCATTGTTAGCGACATAAGCTTGGTCGTCCGCGCCGATGACCAGCATTTTGCCTGTTGGCGAAAACATCCGTAACCGGGCGATGATGCAATAAGCCGCTGTACCGGGCGTGGTGGTGATGTGCATTCGGTATTCGTCATACGCATCGGGTTCGGCTATCTCATACAGCGGCGACATGACGTTTGCGCCGTAGTCGCTGTATCCGCTAACGCTATGCAAATCCACCCATTCGCCGCCGCCGTTACGCCCTTGAAACGTCCAATCGCCGGGCGGATTGTTGGTAGATACACGGTTTTGAAATTGATAAGACGCGACGGTTTTTCGGTTGTTAAACTTGATGCTAATCCATTGCGGATTGGCGACTGTGGGGCGGCCAAGAGATGCCCAGCAATCAGCGTTTGATGCCGGTGCGCCCGCCTTGAAAGCGAGATAAGGCTGGTATCCGGCGGTGTACACCGAGCTGGCCGCGATAAGCTGATTGTTCTCGGTGTTTGAGTTGGTGTGGTATGCGTAACTTAACGCACCCGAATTAGTGCGGATTTGCGCGCCAAAATACAAGCCGGGGTTGTACTCAAACCGCCCCGAACCAATCCCCAGCGCGTCAGGCGCAAGCACCAGCGGCGGCGGATTGTCGATGCGGCGCATGGCGAACGCTAAAAATCCAAAGCTGACTTGTGGATTAGCTAAAGGGTACACGACGCTTTCGCCAGCGGCCATCCCGCGCTCTCGCACGGTGTACGCGCTTTGAATCGGGGCGGCATAAACCGTGTTGATGTCCGCTTTCGCCGCCAGTTGCGCGACCAGGCCTGCTATTGACTCGATCGGCTGCGTGCCTGTGTGGTAGTATCGACTTTTGAGTTCGGCTTCTTTTTCGGGTGTCAATCCCGCCCCGCCGCCGCCGTATTCGACCACATTGCCTTGTGCGTCTTTGCCAAAAATCTTTTTATCAGCGGTATTAAGCGCGAGTTCGCCGTCCGTTAAATCCGCCGCAAGCGGCACTTTACCCGCTACCGATGAGCGTTTAAAACGGATGATGTCGCTCATTTAAAACGCGCCTCCGTCGATGCCCTCTACGTACTCCAGTCCGTTACCCGCCGCATTGACGCGCACAAAAAATCCCGCCGCGCCGCCGTAGGCCGCCGGGGTGTCGTTTAGGCCGGTGAATGTGGTCGCGCCGCCGCCCGGGATAGCCGCCGCTTTCCATACGCTGTTCGCCGCGTCCCACACTAAAACTTGACCATCTGACAAGCCGGTAACGTCCACATCGGCGAGGTCGGATAGCACCGCGTTGCCGATAATCGTTTCAACGGCGGCGGTGAAGTTTGAAATGTCCGTCGCGGCCAAGTTGTCTAATTTGTCTTTTAAAGCCTTACCCCCGATAGCGACGGGCGCACCGTCCGAGATACGTCCGTAAAACAATAGACCGGATTGCTCCGAATACGCGAGTTCGCCGGGGGCTAGGTTCGGCGGGGTGGCGGTGGTGGCACTGCGTTTGATTTTGATTAGGTCTGCCATTTTTTTATCTCCTTTTAAAAATGACCGCCGTCGGTGGTGACGGCGTTAAATTCGGTGGTGTAAAACTTGACTTGTTTGGTGGTCGGGTTAAACCAAATCGAACCCGCCGCCGCGACAAGCGGCTCGGACTCTTGTACAAAAACGCTTGCGCCTTCCCCGCCGCCGCTTGAACCGCCGCCGCCAATCGAGACGTATTGCACGCTTTCGCCGTCGTCATACGCGTAGTACATGCCGCCATCCAAGGTGTTAAACCACAGTGGGGCGGTGGTCGGATTGGGTGGGGTTTCAGCGGCGACGATGTTTACCGCCCCGCCCCCGCCCGATCCACTCACCGGTAGCCATGCGCTGAGGTCGTTGGACAGGATAAACAACGCGCCTTCGTGCGCTTGGCAGGTTGCGATTTGGCCTGCGTAGCGGATGGGGCTGGCTAGGTAGGCTTGCAGTTGTGCGTCGGTCTCAAATGTCATATCGGGGTCTAGCGCCCCTGCAAATTGCCGCTTGATGCGCAACGGAAAAAGCATTTCGCTCATATCGTCACCTCGTAGGTTGCGGCTTGACTAAAGGCTTCGGCGGGGACAAAGCTAAACACTTTATACTCAATCGGGGCGTAGTTATTCGCGCCACTGACTTGGACGCTGGACTTATTAAAAACGCCCTTAACTTGCGCACCCAAGCCCTCGACGTAGGTCACGCTGGACACATCGCGCAGGGTTGCGGGGTAGGCAAAGCAGACTAATGTCGCACCCGCCGGAATCGCCAGCGTAAACGACGAACCGTTGGCGGGATTGAGTAGCTTACCCGCCATGTCACGGATTTGGGCGCTGTGACTGTAAGGCGTAGCGGTGACGCTGGACGTGCCATAAAACGCATTGCGCCGCCCTTGAATCGTGCGATTTGCGTTAATCATCCCCGCCGCCAGCGGTGTGCCAAACGGTTGACCGTCCGAGTCAAGCGGTTGCGCGCCTTGGGCGTAGTCAACCGAGGCCGACCAGGTGTTTGCGCCGTCTATCACTTGATAGTCTGCGCGGCTTAGGCTGTTGTTGGTGCCGTTTGCTGTGCCGTCTATTGTGTAGGCCGTGGCCGCACCCGCACGCGGGGCTTGGATAGCGGTGTCGCTCCACAATCCACCGACCAGCGCGCCACGGATTTGACCGAGGTTAAACGCGACGGACAGGGTGATAGTTGCTATCGTCCCCGCCTCTACGTTTGTGCCAAGATTGACGTTTAGCGTCGCGCTAGGATTAACGAAGGTGGGATAAAACGTTTTAAGCACTAAGCGGCGCACAAACCCCTCGAAATCCGTACCTGCGTCCAGCGTGTCCCCCGCCGCGATTGATCCTGCGCCGACTAACGCGGTGATGGGCGCACTCAATGACGCACCCGCCGCGCCGGAGGCGAGTTGGGCTATTTTGGCGCTCGAATAGGTTTTTTCGGTCGAGGCCTCGGTGTCGTCGATAGTGACTTGTGAGCCGAGGTAAATCCAAGCATTACCGTCGGAGCGGTATAGTCCGGCTTTTTTTCTCGTACCGAGCAACCACGCGCCGGTTGCGTTTTGCACAACCACAATTCTCCCGGCGAAGCTGGCCGCATCAGGGAGCGCGTCAAATTGCGAGACCTGTTGATAAGGCTCAACGATAACATCCCCACTGCCTCCGATTGGCTTTCGGTTATCGAATCCTCTACTCATGGCTACCCTTCGTGTTCAATGTACACCACCGCTTCGCCGCACTGGGTTTTAACCCATAGGCTCTTACCCGCGCTGGCCTCGAAATAATTAAACTCATAAGGATTAAGTTTTAGCCCGATGTCATCGGTGGGCGCGTCCGCCGACAGTTTAAAAAAAACCGACGCACGCGTTTGGCTTTGGAATATACACGACAATTCGCTGGCCTTAACCCAATCCTGTTCAGCGGTGATTCTCAATTCCGGCATCGTGTGTCTCCTTTAAACCGTATATTGCGGCAACTTCTCGGTTTTTGACACGCGCAAAATTTCCCCATCTTGCATGACCACGCGACTGCCAATTTCGGCAAAGGTGCGTGTTTTTTGCAAACCCTTTGATGTAGCGACCACCGCGCCCCCGTTTTCAATGTCAACCACCTTTCCGGGGTAGGTCGTTTCTCCGGCCACGATTCGGCGCAGTTCAGCCAACTGATTAACGTTCACGGCGCACCACCTCCAGCGTTGTGCTTGTCATTCCGAGTTCGTGCGTGTGCTTTATGCCACTAATCTTTCCGCGCCAGCGCAGGCCTAACTCGTCTGCCACTTCTACCACCGCACCGGTTCGTGCATCGGGCATAAATGGGGTGTTAATCTGCACGAGGGTTTGTTTTTCACCTCCCTCAATCTCAAGCCGACCGCGAGCGACCAGCCCTGACAGGGTGTTGATAAGTGGTTCGTAAATCACGCCGCCATCTTTATCAGCGGGGTCTCTTAAAACCTCGACGCGCATTAATTAGCCTCCAGCAATACCGCGACTTGTCCTACATCGCCCAGCACCGCCTTGTCCGGAGCGCTCAGGTAATACACCCTGGCTTTAGCGAGGTAGCTGATTTGGGCGACGGCAATCTTTACGCCATCGGCGCACTTAATGGATTTAGTGCCAACGTCAAACGTGAGCGCCCCGCCATTAACCCCAACCCATCGGCGATTTGCGATGCTCTCAATTGGTTTTGATGTCGAGGCTTGCGAATCGGTAAACGTCAACGTCTCGGTGTACTCGATTAATCGCGTCTCTTGGTATACCACCGCCCCCGCGCTTGAGTAGGGGGTGATGGTGAATTTGTCAGCCAAAAAAACGAGGAAGTAGGCGTTATCGCCCGGCTTACCCGGGACAGATGGGCTAAACGTGGTTTTTCCTTTGTTGTAGCCGTTTTCGCGGCTATCGACTTCGGCGCTAAAGTCTACCCCGGAAGTAGACTCTCCGAATTGGATAGTCAGACTTGTCTTGTAAGTGTTGCTCATGGTTACTCCACAATAATAAACTGCGTTAATTCGGGGGTGATATTGTTGACCTGCCAACTGGCCGTATTGACCGTGTAGGTCACTTCCGCGACGCTGTAGCCGTCGTGTTGTGCAACAAGGCGGTTGCCCTGCACGCTCACTTCGCCGAGCGATTGATACATCCATCGCAATCCGACCAAGCCCACCGCGTGATGCTTAATGCTTGATTGTCCTGCTTTAAACTCTACCGTTTGCTCAACGGTCTGGCCGAGGTTGACCGCTCTCTCGCTAATCGACACGGTATCGGGGTTGCCGGTTGTCAGCAAGGTAAGGGTTTGAGGGTTTTTTGCGGTGTACACATCGATGCGCGCCGTCGTAGCCCCCAGCATGGTCACGCTGTAATCATGCTGGCCGCTTTGTCCGTCGTCTTGATTATTGGTCACAATAACGCGATTAATGCGCTTACCCTGCACCATTGATTCGGCGATGTCGATCAGATTGGTATCAGCGGCAATGTAAAAATCCACCGTTGCTGTATCAAGGGTGTTAAGCGGATTAGGGTATTTATGGCGCGCAACGGTCAACCCATTTTGCCCGGACTGCACGATACCCCCGACCGCTTGTGTAATCGCTTTAATCACGGCCAGCTTGTCGGTTTCATAAAAAACAGCGGCATCGGTCAATACCCAATCCTCAATCTGCCAATCCAACCCATCCACCAACATACCGACGGTTGCGCTGGCGAGTTGTCCGGTCAAATCCCCATCAAACGGTACAGCCTCAAGTTGCGCCACCGGTGACACTGCCAACACCTCCATATCGCGCTCTCCGAATGAGCGCCGTATCGCCTTATTTGCAACGACCAGCGCCCACTCATGGCCATCAGCTTTAATCGTAATAGGCGAGTTAGCTTGCAGGCCTGCATATTGCGCGTAATCCAACAGCGTGATTGACGCGCTCCAACCGACGCTATCCTCATCAATCAGCCATTCGATGCGCTCAAAATCAAGCCGGGTATGTCCGTGCCACGCGCTTACATCGGGGTGGGGCGCAAACACGGCCAGCGAATCGCCATACCATGCCATCGTATGCGACGCGACAAGCGGGGTGTTTAGCGTCAAATCCCAACCGGCGATAAATCCCGCGCCGAGGTCATGCCGTGCCACGTAAGTCATCGCGTGCGACGCGGTGAGTTGTCCGGTTGGCTGATAAAACGCGCCGTGCGATACGTGTAAAGTGACCGCGCTTTGGTATCCGGCTTGGTGCTTGACCGATAGCGCCGGGCTAGTGTCGTAACCGGACTCATGCGCACCCTTAACGACCGCCCCCGCCTGATAGGTGATTCGGTGCGACGCGTCCAAACGTGAGCGGTAGGCGACTTGATGCCAGGCCTGCATCGGGTCACCTTTTAATAAGTCGTAACCCGCAATTAAGGCGCAGGCCATCGCCGTGGTGACACCGTACAGCGTAGCGTGACGCGCTTGCAGTGATGGCGTGAGCTTGAGCGCGTGACCGATACGCACAAATGGCGCGTTGGCATACAGGGCTTGATGCCCGACGCGAATCTTAGGCCACAGGTCATACAGGCTTATATGCGCCGTTTTAATGCCATACGCTAATCGATTAAGGCCAAATTCCGCCCCATCTATCGGGTCGGGTTTAACTCCGATATCGAGTTTATGTTGCCCCCACTCTCCGCGCACCGGGCGTGTAAGCACCGCGTCAACGTAAAAAATTAACGCGGGATTAACCGTCCCTTGTATCGCCCCGGCCATTAAGTCTGCAAACCGCGCCGTAGCTTGACCAAACGCCGCCCCCTCAATCGGAGCAGGATAGGCCTTATAAGGTATCATCAGGCCGGGGGCGATGGTGTGCTTGTGTGTAACATCAAGGCCAAGCAATACCGAGCGAGTAATGGCCGCCTCAATCGCCGCCTGATGCCGCTGGTTGAAGGCGATATTGAGCGAGAGCGAGTTTATCCGCGCTAAATCAAGCGTCAAATCATGCCGATGGTTGATTTCGAGGTTAATACTGACCGGGCGCGCAAGACTGACCGACAGTGATGCGGCGTGACGGTGCGTGAGCGTCAGCGCGACAGAATGGGTTGCCATTGGCGCTAACTAAAAATGTCGAGGTTAATGATGAGGCTTTGGAATTTAACCACGTCTCCGACCGCGATACTCGTACTAGGCAGTTCCAAATCCGCCCCCGAGCCAATTTCGCCAATCGTACCGGCAATGGTCGAGTAGTCGTAATTATCGGACGCGACTACTAGCCAAAAAAACCCCGCTGTTCCTGAGTTTATCGCGTCCGCTTGCGCATAACTTCGTTCAGCGTTAATATCCGCAAAATGCCATTGCACTTGTTTGGACGCGTTCAAAAAAAACGAATTATCGGACGCTTTATCGATGTCGTTACTAAAATTAACCAGCATAGTTCCCGGCGGAGAGGACAGTTGCGCCACCGTGGGCAACGTCCCGGCATAAATGCGCATTTGGTCTACCCGGCCATACATCACCCGAACGGTATTTAATCCATCGTTACCTACTATCATTGCGTTCCCCTTTTAAGGTCTAAAAATACGAGCAGGTTCGTTGCTCCACACCACGCGGATGTCTGTACCGTTGGGCATAATCGGGAAGCCGATTACATTGTCGATGTAGGCGATAGGCTCACCCGTATTGGCGTCCCAAATGACCGCCGCGACAATTTCGGATGAGTGGTTAAGGTTTTCAAAAATCAAATCATCCGCATCCGCCGCGCCGCTTGATTCTATAAAGGTTGACATGGGCTGTGTAACAACAGCCGGATGTGTGAAGGTGGTTTCTGTTGGGTCGGGCAAGTAGGTGTTGTCAACGAGCGAACATAAAAACCCGCCCTGATCCCATCTCAATCCCCCGTTAAGCATCCGCTGTGCGGTGACGTTATAAATAAATGATGCCATTTAAACTACTCCTTTGTTTATTCGGAATAGCTTAGATGGGTTTGGCCGCCGGGTTAATGCGCCTTATTTCCACTAACCGCCATAGGTTTCTTTCATCTGCTCTATTTCTGCCTTTAAAAAACTAATGGCGCTTTGTCTTAAAATGACGCGTTGTGGTTCAACGTTTGCACTCATCGCCACGGCGGTTTTAATTGCATTTTCGTGTTCAGCGTAGGTTTTTTCATGCGGCGAAGACGAAATTGTTTTTTTATATCCACGCGCCCTACATTGCTCGATTAACGCCCAGCGCGTATCATTATCCGGTTCTTTCTTAAAATATGCCGCCCTGCATGAATGCATGACGTAAGGATTATCATTTCCACTCTTCCACACCCCAAGACTGCTTGATGTTGTTCTGTGAGTTTCAGTACCGTCCTCTATCAGCAGTCCTGATTTCCTTGTTAAACCAAAAATCTCAACCCCAATATCCCCATCAACGATGGCGTATCGGTACTTAACCCTGAGTCCCACCTGAAATACCGAATGCTTTCTTGTGGTAATTATGCCTCTGCACGTGGGCGAACCTATGGTTTGTTGGTACACCCCGGACTCATGTTCACAATTCCAAGGGATGTAGTTCACATAAACGTTAGGGTCGCCAAACTTCTCAAACCTCGCAATCTCACTAACCCCGCCGCCCATCAAGAAATCATAATCCGCCACACCCTCTGCGTTAATAATCTCCACCACCGTCTGAAAAGGGTCGAGGCGCAGACTAGCCATGTCTAAACTCCAGCGTGAGTTGCTCGCTCGAGCTTACATCTTTAAACACCACGCGATTAATGCGCTGAATCTTTACGCCACTCGGTTGGCCGCTGGCATCGGGGATGTCCACGTTGGTTGTTTGACGGTATTGCTCGACAAACGTTCGGTTTTTACTCACGATTTTTCGTAGCTGATTTGCAACCGTATCACTTGTATGCCCGTTGGCTCCTATACTTTTTATCGTTGCATCTAAGTTACTAATGAGTTGTGGTTTAAACTCCTTTTCTAGCTGATTTGAGTCGAATTTTGGTGCCCAAAGTTCGACCTCTCCGTCTAATTCGTGGATGGTGATGTCGGTTGCGTTACTGATTAGTACTACGTTGCGTACCCGCCGCGTTATCCCTGTCTCAGCGGGGTCGAGTACCGAATCCCCGGCGGAATACCCGGCATGGCCTTGATTGTTCCACACCGGCACAGCCTTTTCGACGGGTTCGGCGAAGTCGTAAGGTATCGACCACAATTCCCCTTTAACCCGATAGCGCACCGACAGCGCACCTGTGACATTCTCCAAGGCCTCAAAGCGCTTGGTCTCAGGATTCCACATTGGCGGGAAGGACATTTCACCGTTCTTGTTTTTAAAATCAGTTCGGTGCAATACAACCGGGGGCGACTCCACCGGGTATTTAAGCCGCGCCTCTCGACCGCTTTTAAACGTGAGCGTTTCGATAAAGTCTTCTTCTTTAACGCCCAACCGCACCGGCTCATATCCAAACCTTGGTTTTTGCGGAGTCACAAAGAATTTAAAAACGGTATAAATGTCAGGGTACTTTTTGCCGTCGGGTGCAACCTCACCGCTCGAAACAGGAAGCATGGTGGTGAGCAGTTTGATACTTACAGGCGTATCGCTGATAACAAAAACACGCTTATACCCTTGTACTAGCTTGTGATAATCAGTGCCATTCGCGGTCATAAACGGCGCGATCCACATAGTTTTGAAGTCATTGGCGCTCTCGCTTTTAATGTCAACGACCGCCAGCGTCTCGTTGTCTTTGTCATCCCCGAAGGTTATATCTAGCCGGTGACTCGGTGGTTGCGCGCTCATTACATCGATTCGCCGATTAATCCAACAACAACATTATTTCCCGCGACCTCGGTTGCCCCGGCGGGGACAATGCGTTTGTACCACAATGGGATTGCCGCCGGGCGCATCTCAAACGTGAGCGAATCCCCCGCCGCCCAAGTCCCCGACCAAGCTTGTGGTTCGATGCGCATCATCTCAGTGGATGTGGCCGGGTTGAGCGGCTCAAACGCCGCGCCGACCGTGCCATTGCCAATCACGCCGCTCACATCCCCTTGCACCGAGTAGGCCGTTTCGCTGGTAAATGTCAGGCTTACCGTTTGATGCACCGCGCCGAGCGAGTAAATGGTTAAAAAATCCGCGTCAAAATGACCGCTTGCGCTGGTTTTTACTAAGTTGACGTGGCCTGCTTTGACCTCACTCAGCATGATTAAGTTTGCAACCCGCGCCCCTAGCTCTGGCAAAATAGCCCCGACAGGATTGTTGATCGTCAGCGTTGCGCTATCCGCGCCGGTGTAACTCACCGCTGTTAAAGTAAAGTAACCCTCAAACCCCGCCGCATCGACCGCTGTACGAGTTGTGATGCGCACATGGTCTCCGATAGCGAAGGGTTGCGAACCGGCAACGTCCAGCGTGACCTTGATATTGGTTGTGTCATTTGTGGTGGATTCGCTCACCGTAGCGGCGGCGTACTCTTTATACGTGCCATTAATATCCGACTGCGTATCGCTAAATGTGGCGGCCAGGATATGCACCCCATCTTGTCCGTTTGTAGGCACATCGACAAACACCCTTGCATCAACCAGCGCGTGATTATCGATGTTGCCTACGTCAATAAAAACCTTGCGGTATTTAACGCTACCGGCATCGCGCTCCGCTTTTGGCACATCCGGGAACAAGTTGTTTTTCACGCCGCTTGCTATCACGGTCTGCACCATGCGTCCACCGTTTGCAGGGGTGTCATTAACGGTCAAACTGCTTTTCCATTTCACATCGCTGGTTAAAATAGGCATTCAGGCCTCCTAAATCTTGATTAAATTGATTTGTCCGGTGTACCACGTCGAACCCGGCCATACTTGTGCAAAATTACAAGGCAGTTGTCGGTTAAAAACAACGCGCATAATTTCACCCTCAAATTCGAATTCGTGCGATACCCCGAGTTGAGCCTCAAGCATTTTGATTTGTTTGACAAGGCCAGCCTCAATCCACTCTATGCCATCGACAAATTCAATCACCACCGCCACCCCGCCTTGAAGCGCCGTCTCTTGGATGACCGGCACACCGCTGACCGTGAATCGCATGGATGACACGACAGGGGTCTCGCTGTATCGGTTTGTCCACTGTGTCTGTTCGGGTAGGATAATGCCGCCTAATCGCTTCATCGGGTCACCTCTAATTTCCGTAACTGTTTAATCAGCCCATCGATGTCCGAGCGTGAGCCTCGCACGGTACTGCTTGCGCCCCCGCTTTGGATTTGTAGCTGTATGGTTTGGGTTTCGCCTCCCGCCGCGACTAAACCGCCTGTGTTGTATCGCGGCATGGACGGTATCGTGATATTCGGCATCTGGGGGGCGCTAAGGCTGGCAATGCCTCGATTTATCGCCTCGATGTAGTTCACTCCGTATTTGCGCACCATCTCCTTGCGGATCACATACTCACCCGGCTCGACCAATGCCGGGACAATATCCCCGCCGCCGTAGCCCGGAATGCGTCCGCCTCGGTTGTAGCCCTTTACCGCCCCCGCGCCACTTCCGGCGGTTTTAATCGGGATAGTAATGCCCTTGCTTAATTCGGCCAGCTTGTCCTCAATCTGTTTGATGCGATCAATCGCTTGTTTGTCTTCAACGTCCACCGGGATTTCGCGCTGTTTTTCCAGCGCCGCCATAATCCTGTCAATGGCGCGCACTTCAGCTTGAATGGCCGCTTGCTTTGCCGCGCTTTGACTCTTGACCGCTTGCGTTTCGCGGCTTTTCGCGTCCAATCCCGCCGCGACTTGCTGTTGCTCATTGCGCGCAATACGCTTATTAAGGTCATCTAACGCTTTAAGCGCCGCCACCTTTTCATCGGTCTTTTGGATCTCGGATGTCAGGCCTTGAATGCGCCCGAAGTAATCCCGCGCCGTATCGGTGTCCCCTTTGCGCATGGCCGCCTCAGCGCGCTCGGTGAATGTGGCGATGTCCGCACGGAGTTGCGCCTCTTGACGCGCCCCGCCCAACGATTCACGGCGGATACGCATCAACTGTTCTTCGATGCTGAGGCTTTGGTTTTGAGCGTTGCGCTTGATGCGCTCTATCTCGTTTTGGGCTTGCTGTTCGGCCTGTTGCTGTTCACGAAGTGAGCGGTTTTTTTCATCAATGGCCGCTTTGCTTTCCGCTTCCAGCGCCTGTTTCTTTTCGGCTAAATTGCGCTCCATTGCTTCGCGGTTTTGCGCTTCCTCACGCGCCACGCGTCGGGCGGTCATTTCCCCTTCGAGCCGCTCCTTTTCCGCTACTAAATCACGATAGGCCTGTTTTTCGCGCTCCATGCGCGCCATTTCCGCTTGGTCGTCCGAGGCTTTTTGTTTTGCGTCGTCTATGCCCTGTTTAAGTTGCGCCACCGCCGCTTCAACCTCGACAATACCCTGCTTACCCAATACAAGGTTACGCGTGAGTTCGTTCACGGCATCAGCGGCTTGGTCAAAGCCCTCGCTTCTTAGGTTTAGTTCTAGGTCTCTAAAGCCTTTTATCTTGTCTTGATATTGCTCTAATTGCTTGACGAATTTCGCTGTCTCATCAGTGGCCACCCCCGAGCCATACGCCCAATCTAAGAAGCCTGTTTTTACGAGCGCCAACTCCGCGCCCCATTTGCCGAGTTCAAAACTAGCCATCGTCCCCGCAATAGCAACCAATGCCGGATTGAGCGCCATTGCGGAAGCTTTAAACGCCGCCATCGATGCGGTTGCCGTTCTAATCCCTGCTACCACTACACCCATGTTTGTGATTAGCCCTAGCAGTTTGAGCGCCGCCAACGCCGCACCCCCGGCGATAATCGCTTCACGCCATTCGTAGATGGTAACAATGACCGACTTAATGACCTCCATTAAAGCGATAATGGCATCGCTTGTTGTTTTTGCCATTTCCGCCAATTCGCCCGAATCGGCCATCTCTTGTATCTTGTCAAGCAGTGCTTGCAATTGGTCTTTAAAGTAGTCGAGCGTTCCGTTTTTAGCGATGGTATTTAAAAAGCGCGTCCATGAATCCCCCATGTTGGATACTAAACCAGCCCACGTTTTTGATTGGGCTTCCATTGCACCCTTTGACACCCTCCCCATTTCATCAATCAGCGTTTGAATGGCATCGCGCCCCAACTCCCCGGCGGTTGCCATTTCCTGTAGTTCGGTTTCCGTTTTACCCATCGCGTCGGACAATAGTTTCCATACCGGAATACCGCGTTCAATCAACATCACCGCTTCTTCCTGACTCAGCTTTTGCTTTGACCATGCTTTTCCGACGGCAAGAATGATCCCTTCGAGTGATTCTTGATTGCCGCCGATTTGGGCGTTTGCATCCCCTAGGCTTTCCATCGCCCCGCTCATAGGGTCTAGCCCAAACGCCCGCATCTTGATAAACGCATTAGTGATACCGTCTAGCTGTAAGGGGGTTTTTTGAGCAAAATCCTCTATCCAAGCCATCGCCTCTTGTCCCGCTTGCGCCGAACCCATAAGACTGTCCATCGTTGCGCCTAGGGTCTCAAATTGCCCCCCGGTGCGAATCACGGACGCAATGGCGGATTGCAGGCCTGCTATTGATAACGACACCCCGGCAATCCCCGCCGCGACGTTGATAAAGGTGCGCAAGCCCCCGGCGGCACTTACTCCAACTGCACCAAGGCCGCCCATCTCTTTTTTAAGACTTTCGATAGGCGGCTTCGCTTGTTCGGCGGAGGTTTTGACCTCTCTAAAAACGCCCCAACCGGCCTTGCGTGTTTTGTCCGCTTGGTCTGCCACATAGCGGAATTTGACACCCATGTCTGCAAGTTCACGGCTGGCGGATTGGGTATCTACTAACTTAACGTTTTTGATTTGGGATTGGGTTTTTGACACCTCCCCACGAATGTCAGCCATCGCTTGTTTAATCGCGTTGGTCAGTGGTTTGGTGTCGAGGTTGATGCTGTATTGGATGCCGTCACTCATGAGCGGTGTTTGCCTCTTGTATAGCGACTAAAAAAAGCCCCCAAGGATAGGTCATCGCTTGAGGGTGTCCGTTGCGTGTCAATCGAGCAATCGATTTATTTAGATGGTTGAGGGCTTGCTCAGGGTTTGGCTTGCTATCGCCATTATCCGCCCCCACAGCGTAAAAAAATGACGGTTCACCTCCCTTGCGGCATCGGCGACTTGCTGAATTTGGGAGGGGGTCATCGCGTCCAGTTCGATAGCGGTCAGGTCGGTCATTTTCAACAATTGGTTAAAATCCACGCCGTCGATTAACGTTGCGTTGACCACGTCGGTTTCGCCGCCCCCCGCCGCCCCCTCGTTAATCAGTTCGCGCACTTGCGCCACGGTCAGTTCGTTGACCGTGACCTCTTTTGTGTCGATGGTGACTCTCATTTATCGGGCTACCTGTACATCGCGGAAGTAGGCCGACTTACCAGCAGGCTTGGTCGTATCTCTCAATACGGTAGCGCTTAGGCTCAGGGTGTCGAAGTCGTCCCCGATGTATCCTAGCCCGGATGTGGGCGAGAATTTAATGCGATAAAACTCGACGACACGCGGCGATCCGCTTTGCGCTTCATTGAGGCCGTCAAACACAATGCGATATTCACGCGCCGCGTCGGTCAAGGCTTCCACGGCCTTTTGCGCGCCGTAACTGTAAGACACGACGAGTTTATCCCCGGTCTCAATCATGCCGCCTTCAAGCGCCACAATTCCCGCGCCGGTGACCTCATAATCCGTCCCTGCTACAAAGGTTTCGGTCTCCGTTTCATCCTTGACTACGACCGCCGTCGCACCGATATAAGCAAGCGGCGACACCGCCCCCACCACCGCCGTGACCTGTTCGCTGGTTACCAATCCGGCGGCAACGTCATCGACCGTGCCTGATAACGCCAGCGCCAAGTTTTCGGGGCTAATGTCTGTGAGCTCAAAATTGATCTTAATCTCACTAATGCGCGATAAGCTGTTGCGTGTACCTCCCCCCATTTGCGTGTAGTCCAGTAGCTTTTTTTCTTCTTCGCTGATAGCCAACTGCATAGATGACGCGTTGCTCAAAAAGCGCATCACGCCGCCAACCGGCTCTATATAAACCTTCCCTTTTCCGATGTAGGATTGGTCGATTTGCTTGTACATGGGTTATCTCCTATTGATGTCGTTTAATTTCAAAGCTAATACCGAACAGCCCCATCCCATTGCGGTCCAGGCTGTCACTGTGTAAGTTGTCGATACTCAAAGCTTTTACGGACGTGATTTTTTTAAGCCCTAAGCGGTTATTGCGCAGGGTTTGCGCCACACTTTCGGCTGTTTGCATGGCGTGGCGGTTGCGTTCGGCCTTATCCCTTACGCCCCCTGTAATCGTAAACACACCCCATCGCGTTACCTCTTGAGCGGTGTCCAGTTCGTCCGCTCTCAAGAAGACAACAAACGCTGAGGGGGCGCGTATCCCTTTCGCGCTCTCAACATCGCGCGCATCACCTGATACCCAAGGCTCAACGTCGATGAATACCGATTCGCCGTTGTCGGTTGTCATAGCTTTCAAGGTGTCGATAATCGCGTCTTGAATATCAGCTAGGGTGGTCATAGCTGTTTAAACCTTTGCTCTATTTGCTGTTTTATCGCTTTCGCCCAAGCTGGGGGCATTCCGCGTGAATCGGGGAAAATGGGGCGCGCCGGTATCGTGACTTTCTTCGCCCGAATCCAGCCGTCGGGGGTGGGGAAGGCCAGCAGGCTTGCGCCCTTTCGACTTTCACCGCACAGGCCAACCCCTTTTTTTCCTGTAGCCTCCACCGTTGCACCAAATTGATGCACAATGGCGTAGCAGACGTTTGTTCCCACAATCAGCGCATCGCCCTGCACCTCGTAGCTGATTGAGTTGCGTAATCGCCCGGTATCGCTTAAAGGTTGCCCCGACCGATACTTGAGCGACTGCCACTTATCTCCGTATGGGTCAGTGGTGTTCCTGAACCCCATCTCTACGCGAGTTCTAATCGCACGGCCTATGTCATGCAGTAGGTCGTCCGCCCCCATCGCATCCGTTATAGCCTGCAATTTGTTTTCGAGTAGTTTGGTGGTCTTGAGCTCCATCAAAAACTATCCATACTGCTTTGCGTAAACAAGCGACCGGACGCAACCCCGACCGCCCCGCCGCCCATCGCAACCCCGGCACCGTCCTTTTCGTTGGCGACGATGCGCTCCAGTTGCTCAATCGCCACTTTATAGCGATGTTCAACCGTTTCTGGCACGTTTTTGGTGTGCAAGAAAAACCGCGCTATATTACAAGCGAGGTTTTTATAAATCGGCTGAGTTAGGGCGACCTCTTTTGTAACTATCGCCCCGATGTACGAATCGATTAAATCCGTAGCATCGCCGAGGGCTGAATCGACTTTGACGGTGTCAATTTGGCCGGTGCGTCCATCATCGGTGAGGTGGATTAACTCCGCCTCTCCGAATCGGTTAATCAGGTCTGTCTGGTTGGCGTAGCTCATTCCGCCGCCCCATCAATCAAGCGCACAGCCATTTCGCGCATTTCGCCTGATACCTTGAAGCCGACGACCTCACTCAATACCTCAAGTTTTGGCTCGTTTTCGCGGGTGAAGTTGGCCTCGTTCGCCGGGTCTAACGACAAGATGGCTTGTGCAATAGCCGCGATGTCGAAGCTAGCTTGATCATCGAGTTCGCCTTCCGCGAGACCGGCATCTTTTAGGGCTTGCGCGTGCTTAAAGGGGACAGTCTCCCCTTTTAAGTAAAGCGTCCCATCATGCTTAACGCGGGTTGTTGTGACTACAGGCATACCCCCCCCTTTTTTTTAGATGCAGGCGTTAATTAAGAATCCGGCATCCTTTGCGATGACCAGTTCGTTCACCGATTCGCCGACTTTGATGCGAATGCCGCCGCGTAAACCGATTGAATCGTCAAACTTTTCATACCCCATGCGCTCACCCCATTGGGCTGTCAGTCCCCATGTTGCATCCCCTTCAGGGCGCGCATTTTGATTGATGTGCAATAGCGCAAACTTGTCATGCCATAGGTTGGTGTACTCAGCCTGTTTTCCACGGCTGGCCGTGTTGATTTGGCTTTGCCCGACGATAAATTTAACCTCGAACATCTCTTCCAAAAACGACAAAGGCAACAACCCGGCATCACCCAGCGTACCGTTGTATGCCTTAACCAACTCAGGGTGTGTACGTAACACGCGCATGACCTTGCGGTTTGTGACGGCGATATTTGGGCGCATCAATGGGGTTTCCAGCGCGTCCAAGATGTCGGTAATCGGCTTACTGTCAGGATGTGACCACAGGCTTGTACCGCTCAGGCTTTCGATGTTGTTTGCATCGTAGTTGGCGGCTGAATGCACCAAGTCTGCAACGCGTTTTTCGCGGTCAAGAATGATTAACTCGGTGACCATTTCAGTGTGATGACCTTTAGGGTCATATCCGGCGCTATCCTTCGCTGTATCAATATCGCGCTGTGGGATTGGGGCTTCAAGTCCATAGTCCACGGTTGAGCCGGTCTTCTCGTTCGCACCGAATGTGATTTCAGATGGGCGACCTGTACGCCCGACCATCGTATCCGGCACGGTGAAACGGTCTGACTTGCTGTATTCGATGTAGCGGAATTCTTGATTACCGACAGGCTTACGTGGCATAACCAAGTCCGCGACCATCGCTTTGTTGCGGTAAGCTTGCGCGATGGCTGTCAAGGTAGGGTTGATTTTAAATGGCGCTGACATATCTCTCTCCTAGATACTTATTTAATTGAGTTAGGCTTGCGCAAGCATTACGGACACGACCGTGCCACTATCGACACTTTCCATGCTAATACCGAGAATGCGGTCGGTTGCCAAGGTGGACGGCACAACATTGCCATCCGCGTTTACGGTTAGGCGCTGGCCGCGTGTAATGGCCGCCCCCGCTGTAACGAGGACGATGCCGCTCATAATGATGTCCACGCGCCCTGTTTTCTCGCTACCGATGTCGTTCGTCACGCCGATTAAGGCTTGGTTTACCGCGCCTGCTTTGACGACCTTGCGATCCCCCGCGCCAAAAGTGACTACTTTTCGCGGCTCAATGGCCGCATCGGTTTGGAATGTTTTAATCAGTCCCATGTTTTGCATTGTATTTACCCCACTGCTTGCTGTTTTTTAATGTGATTAACCGCCTCGGTTGTGGTGACGGAAATCCCTTTTGCCGCTTGCGCCTCTTGATACTCGATAGCCATGCCGACGATGTCGAATTTGCCATCCGCGCCATTGCCATCATCCCCACCGGCTTCGCCGAAGTTGACCGCCTGCTTGGTGCTTAAAAGTTCGAGTACCGCTTCAGTCGGTGTTTTGGTGGTCTTGTTATCGCCTTCACCATACTCAACCGATGCGCTGGCATCCATGCTTTTAAACAAGCCGACCGCCATGCCCTTTTGCGCCGGGGTGAGTTTTCCTTGCTTGACTAAGCCGTCCACAATGCCGTTGATTTCGGCTTCACGCGCCTTGTTTTTAAACTCCGAGTATTCGGTTGTGGTTGCGTCCAGTTTTGCTTGCAGACTGTCTTTTTCCGTTACCGCCGTTGCCAGCTTGGTTTGCGCGTCTGCAAGTTGCGCCTTTAATTCATCGATGGTCACTTGGTCATCTCCTTGGTTTTGGTTGTCGTTCGCGCCCCCGGTGTCAGGATTGCCTTGGTTGTCGTTACCACCCGCCCCGCCTGTGTCTGTATCGCTGTAATCCGAAACAAGCGCCATTAGTCGGGCGATAAGCGAGGGTTTTGAACCGATAGGTTCGGAAAACTCAACCACCCCCTCGCTTTCGGAAAACTCGACCGCCTTGAGTCCTTTGACCGCCGGGGGTTGAGCGCCTAAAAACCCGACGTGTCGAAGGTAATACACCCCCGGTTTCGGGTTATTTGGGTTGTCGGGATGGTAAAACGACGCGCTACGGTTCTTAAACCGCCCCGCCTTGACCATTTCCTCAAATTCCGGGTCTAGTTGATGGGGTTCGGCTTCAATCGCGCCATCGCTAAAATACACCCCCGCAATCCAGCCGTATGCCGGATGGTTGTCTTTTGGGTGTCCGACCACAATGGGGGCTTCATATAGCGCCGGGTCGTATGCCGCCACCGCCTGCTTGACCATGTCCTCACTAAATTCCAGCGTTACGCCGTTGGCGCTAGTGTGTGTCCCTGTTTTAAAAATCTGCATCCGCTTCATGCCTAACCTCCTACATTGGGCTTTATTCTGTTTGTTTTGGCGTTGGCGTGTAATGCGTGTTATTTCCCCGGCGGGAGCGGCGATGCGGTATTGGAGGGGGTAAAATGAAAAAACCCGCACGGTGGCGGGTTAATTAAGAAGGGGTGTAGCTGGAATTAAGAGTGAACCGGTGCGACCTTGTTATCGCGGTTCATCTTGTTCACCGTATCTTTCAAAAATTGCGCGAGTGATTTGGTTTCGGAGTCGTTCAATAGATTTAGCCCTGAGTAAATATCGGGCTTCGGATTCGCTGAGTCCGCTGTAGTCGAACCCGACGAGTTGCTTAAATTCGGCTTCAAATTGTCCATGTTTTTCCCTTAAATCGTTGAGTGTTTGCTTTCTTAGGTAAAGTTTAGAGGATTCGAGTTTACCGGTCAATATTTCATACCCGACCACTTTAGCACCCGCGCCTTCAATAAATGACTTCAAGCTAGCCAGCGTGCCGCCCATGCCCAAAAAGTCATCCAAAATAACATAGTGCCCACCTAAAACGACCTCACCCTCAAAGGTGGCATGACTGACTAAACGATGCCAGCCATTTGCACCAGTATGCCCCGCCTTGTTACTTTGATAGATGCCGTTTTCTACGCCCCACTTGGTTTGCGCTTGAATTAACGCGGCCATGCCTAGCGGTATTGCGTTTTTACCCAGTTTTTCTTCGGCTGTTATTGGTAAAAGAATAGGGTTCTTATATCGGCGCTCAATACCCTCAATGTCAAGAAACTCGGCTGAAAGATCAACGGCATGTTCAAACGATCCGCCCTTCGCGGCCAAATAATGCGGATGTGCCTTGACCAATTCCTCTTGAGCATGAATAAAGCCATCATGCTTTGATTGTGCCCAATCGGTGCGCTGTGTTGAAAACAGTACACCTTGCTGTCTGGTGATAACGTGTGTGTTCATGTTTTTAATAATACCACCAGTCTCAATTTTTCGAGTGTTTTTAATCAATCTATGCATTAAAGCATCCCCTTTGATAGCGGATTGCTTCATGTGTTCCGGCAGGGCATTGATTTTATCTAAATAATCTTGTCTCAAGGTGTCTTCCCGCATTAAGCCGGGGTTGTGATTCCAGCCGGGGTCTGTGCCATCGAGGATGGTGTGTGTTTTTCCGGTTCGCGGGTTAATCCACTTGCTCTGCTTGATTGGTGGTGGGTTTGTTGCGACCTTTAGCCCCATTTCCTTGACTTCGAGTTCGCTCAACTGAATCACCCCGCATCGGCAGTTCCACCCGTTTGGCGGGTAATGTGTTTTCCAAAATGGGTTATCCCAGCGCAAAACCAGCTCATCGAACCGGGCATGCTCCTCTCTTGTGCGGTTATCGTCCACGGCGACGTACATCAAGTAGGGGGAGGTTTTGGCGTTGCGCTCTATACTCTCCCACTTACCCGCGCTGTATGCGCTTTGCAGGTTGGTTCTAAACACCGTTTCAAGGCGCGATACGCTCCCCAGTTGCACCTCGGACACCATGCCTGTGAGCGGGTCGAGCATTTCGGCGCGCCCCCACCAGCCCTTTTCAACCAGTTTGGGAATGAGTTGCTCTTTAAACGAGCCAAAAGATTGACCGTCTTTAATCGCCTGTTTAAGCAAGCCTTGCGTTGTTTCCAGCAGGTCGTTATCCATCATTTTTGCGACAGTAAAGGCGGTGTCATGCTCTTGACCGACCATGTCACGCCAATCAAACGACGGCTTTAGCCCCTTATCGGCAAAAAATCCGACCGCCTGTTCGGGCTCAAGATTGAAAACGCTGTCTAGATTGATTTTCATCTTTGCCCCCGGAGTGCTCCCAGTAACCGCGCCACAAAGTTGGCTTTTTCAACGGCGGTGACGCTCTTTTCCGGCGGGGCGGTTTCCATTAACTCGATCAGGTGTTTCTCAAACGTGGCATAGTCCTTGGTGTCTTCGAGCAAGGCCATTAATTGACGTACTCTGTCCCCTACCGCTTCATCGTAGTTTTGCGCGAGGGCTTTGGCATTTTTGACAAGAATATCCATGTCCGAGCGGTGCAATGCGTTTTTAACCCCGACCAGGCCTGCATCGGCAAACTCAGCAAATTGGGGCATAGGGGGCGCGACGCGCTTCACCCAGCCTTCGCCATAGGTTTGCTTGATGTAGTCCTCGGTTGGCTCAAAGCCGAGGCTATAAATCTTAGTGTCAATTTCCGCTTTTTGCGTCAGGTCTTCTTCTTCCTTTCGGGCATGACTGATAATCGGGGGGCGCACCCCTTCGCCAAAATTCCATTCGGTCAGCCACTTGACGGCGGTCTTATTGAAACTGTCATCCACCAGCCAAGCGTCAGACTCGACCACCTCATCGCGCACAAGTTTATGCACCTCGCTTTGACTTCGGCTTGAGCCATTGTCGGTGGTCATCGTTTGACTGAGCACAATCTTGCTGATAGCGGTGTTCATGCGTTCCTGTAGCGTATCGTAGTCGGATGCGCCACCGCGCACAGCTTCGAGCAGTTCAATCTCCACGCCTTCGGGAATAATGACCGCGCCGTCCACCTGTATCGCCTGTAAAGCGTCCAGCAACTTACCGCGCTCCATCGGGTTGTCGATTACTTGTCTGTTCGCTTTTGCGGTGACGGTCGGTGTGCCAAACTTTTCAAGGAAGATCATCCAAAATTTAAGCCCATTGCGCTTAAAATAGGTTAGCCAGTAGAGGTAATGCGCCAAGCCTAATCCATATGGGTTGTCACTATGGTCTCCACCGCTCTTAAACGTCCAAAATTTGCGCTCAGGCATTAAAAGCCCACGCGGGTTGCCACGGTCTAGTTTGTAGAGCCGCCCTTTAACGTCAAACCCAAAACGGTGACGCTCTCGCACCTTTATTTCATCGAGAGTGATGAATCGCCCATCCGTACCCCACATAAATTCCGCGACGCTGTAGCCGTAGAACACCCCCCACAACATTTTGTTGACCGCATCGTCAAAGTTGACGCTTTCGATTTGCTCTCGGATAAAATCCGCCGCCGCCTTTTCTTTTGCACCATCGCCGCCGGGGGTGACCTCTATCTCTCTTGCGATAACCGCATCGCGGCGCTGTTGAAAGGTTGCTTTGACTTGGTCATCCCGCGCTACTTGCTGGTACACTTCAATATCCCCGCCCAAGTGTTGCAGGATTTCGTCGTCATTGGCGACCATTTCGCCGACGTAGGATGTTAAAAACTCGTTTGCTTTGGCGCTCAATTCGCGCATCTCCGGCTTTTTAATTACCGCCATGCTAGTACCCTCTGTTACTGGTTGATTTAATGCGACCGTAGCCCCGGTCATCGCGTTGCCCCGGTGTTGCTATTTCCCTGCGTCCGGCGCTGGCAAACTCGACGCTGGTTGCGGTGTCCTTCATCCACTTTATCGCCTGACTCGTACTATCAACTTGGTCGTCATGCTTGCTGTTCGGGAATAGGTAGAGTTCGGATTCGTAAGCGTCGAGCCATTCGGCTTTTTCCGGATGATAAACGCGCCCCGCCTCATACTCACTGGTTACCGCCATCAATCGAGTGACCTTATCGGCGGTTGGCTCAATAGCGATGACGGTGATGTGCGTTTCATCTCGGAGTTCTTGGATCAGGCTTTGCCCTGAGCCCTTATCCTCAATCAGCACCGCATCCGGTTTCCATCGCGCCGCCATTTGCTTTGCCATTTGTTTAACTTCAGGGTAGCGCATCCGCTTTACGAACACGTCAACCAAAAAATAACCCTTTCGGGTTTGTATCCACGTTGTGCATACCGATGGGTCGTTGTGTTGCTTGTCTTTATACGCTGTATCCCAAGACTGCACCACGCGCAAAAATTCCACAGGTTTGGCATAGTAAGTCATGATCCAATCTTTACGAATTAAGCCACCCTCCAACGGTACCGGGCTTTGCATGTATTGCCCCGCATACACATAGGGGTTTTTATGTCGCATTTGCGCCAGCTTTTGCGCTGAGTGCTTCCAAGGCCATATCGGACGACCGTTCATTTCGGCAGGTAAACATAAATGATCCCATTCCTCACCATTACCTCCATCTAACAGCCAGCCGCTTAAATCCTCTTGATGCAGGCGTTGCATGATGACGATAATCGGGGTGTCAGGATTGTTCACCCGACTTTCAATCGTGTTGCCAAACCAGTCAATCACCCCCTGACGAATCACATCCGAAGTGGCTTCATCGGGCTTATGTGGATCATCAATAATAATGGCACCCCCAAACCCATCTCGGTTTTTGCCTGCACCAAAGCCGGTAATCGTACCCCCCGCTCCAGCGGCATACACGACACCGCCCTTGGTGGTGCGCCAATCGGCTTTCGATTTAGAGTCGATCTTAACAGTGACATTCTGGAAGGCCTGTTGGTAGTGCTCATTCAGCACAATATCTTTAGCGTTCGCGGTGTTATTGGCCGCGAGGGTTTTGGAATAGCTGGTATGAATAAACTCGGCATCGGGTGCCAGTTGTAACGCCCAAGGAATAAAATTCACCACCGCCATTTCGGTCTTGGTATAACGCGGCGGCATGTTGATGATCAGGCGTTTGGTTTTACCCAGTACCACGTCTTCGAGTTTTTGCGCTATCTTGACATGGTGCCAGTTACGCCGAAACGCCTGTTTCTTGATGGTGTGAAAACTCCACTCGGTAAACGCCAGCAAATCGGTAGCAATATGCGTCAAGTCGTCGCTGGTCACTGGTCTTGCAGTTTGCGTTTAATCGCCAGCAACTCCATGGCGGTACCGGCATGGTCTTGTGGTGGTTGGTGGTGGTTAATCTGTATCGCGGTATCCGGTGACTTGCCCAAAACCGCCTCACGATGCTTGGCAAAGGTATCCATCAGCGCCTTGATATGCGTTGGATTATCCACATCATCAATCATCTGCTCAGCCTTACGCGCCGCTTTCTCCATTCGAGTTTCATTCTTCAAAATAAACGCAACAGCCTTATCAATCGCCTTCTCATGGTGTTGCGTTAGGTGTTGCGTTTCGTTGCGAATTTCCTCCAACGCTTTGATGGCATTAACCTTTTTTTCAACAAGGTGTTGCGTTTTACCCTGCTGCCAACCTTCCTTATTAGCCCGTCTTGCTATGTTTGACTTGTGGATTGACCAGTCTTTTGCCAACTGACCAAAGGACACGCCATCTACTTCATAGGATGCTCTAATCTCACCCCATTGTTCCTCGGTTAGACGCGCCATAGTAAATCTAAGCCTCTACACCCGACAATAATGCACCGATTTGATGGATGCGGTCTCGGACGTGATTAAGCATTTCATCGCTGATTGCTTGTGGTTTAACGACGTACTCAATCAGTGCAAACCCGAACACACGTCCATAGGCATTTGACATCGGCATTAAGTAAGCGCTCTCCACCCCCTGACTTTTGAGGATTTTAAAAATGGCGCGATTTTCAGGTTGTTCGGCGGCTTGTTTATCCACATCGTCGATGGTGATGACCTCGTTTGACATGATTTTGTCGATCATATTGCCGAGGTATCCCGCCGGATAATCCTTGATGGTGTGTGCGATAGGCTCAAGTTCTTGTGTTATCGCCTCGGTGGATGCCGTCATCTTGTACAGATGGTTGTGGGCGATGGAATGCACCCCGTTGTGAAACTGAATAATCAGAATCCGGTCTGCAAAAATGTCATGCCTAATCAGTCTTAAAACGCGACTGACATCGGCCTCGCTTTTCAAAAGCGCCCGGTATTGCTCATCGCTTATTGTGCTTTTCAGTTCGCGCACGCTTTGGGCGATGGAAACCATAAATTTAGCACCTATCTTTAACCCCAAAAGCACAACGACAAGGGTGATTGAAAGCCACGCAACCCACCCGAACCTAGGGTGTTCAACCAACATCTTAAAAAGTTCAATTTCCACTGTTGTTCCCTCCGTTCGATTTGATGATGCCGGTTACTTTTTCAATCGTTCTAGCACCAAAATAGAAGACGAAAACGGTCATCAACAGGTCTCTAAGCATTTCGAGGACGGTTTCCGGCACGTCCATAAAAAAGGCCAGCGTATAGAGCGCCATCAGGTAAATCAGCGCGAGAGGACGGATGTTTTTACTCAGCGTGCTATCGGATGTCATGTCTTGGTTATGGCGTTGTGTGATGTGTTTCTGCTCACTCTCCCACGCCTGTTGAATTTCACTCCGAAGCATGGCCTCGTATTCGCGCACAGCGACCTGTTTTTCTGCCTCGGTCTGGAATTTTTTATCAAAAATTTCGACACCCTTGCTGACCAAGCCCGGAATAATCGACGCTAAAATATTAATCACAAAACACCCCCGCCCAACTGATTATTAACGTATCACCATGATGCGCCTCGCTTAAAAGTCGATCCATCGCCAACTTTGACGACTTGACCACCCATCCGTTGCCGATTGCGCCAAGCCCAAGCCCGGGGGCAATGCACCCTTTTAACTCGTTTGCAAAATTGGCTTGATGGAACAGACACCCCCAGCGCGCTGCCTCTCCTTTAAGCACCGATGCTTCGTCCAGCGCGACAGTACCCCCGACCAGCGCGAGAGTCTTACCCCATCGTGGGCTGTTGACTTCGTGCAACGTGTAGATGCCGTCCGGGACGCAGGACTTATTCGGCGTATTGTCGTTCCACGGCTGTTCGACGGTGTTTAAAACGGTTGTGGGCGTGATTAGTGTGCCAAACACGCCCATTTGCGGGTGATTGCTAAAGCGCTCTAACAAGAATGTGGTCATAACCTCTCCTAATTTGATTTGTGAGGCTATTTTGAGGGTGTTTTAACTCGCGGGTAATGCTTCAAATTTCCCCCGAGCATTTTGTGCGTAATGATGCGCACATTTCGCGCCGTCATACCGTGACGCTGTGCAATGGCGCTGATTGGCTCACCGTTAATAATAGCGCTCAGGATGTCGAGGTTGCGCATACGTCTGACCACACAATGGTTTTTGGGGATGAAGATGGGCGATCCACCGTAAGCCTCGGACAACCGTCGTGCTTGCACGATGCCGATGGCTTTTGCGATGATGTGATTGGGGTTGATGCTGTAGGGGACGTAAATTCGCCGCCCCCCGAATGCCGCAACTAACTGTTTAATAGCGGTATCACTGACTTCACCGACGAGGATTTCGCTTTCGGCTGGCATGTTGTCACCCCTTTACAAAAGCTCTCTTGCGAGTTCGTAAAACTGATCCATCGCCAGCGTTATCGGTGCATCCGCCATTGGATCGCTTGCATCGGCATAAACCAACCCCCAAGGCACAACGGCTTTAATGGGTTGTCTATCCGCTTTAAATATCAACACCGGAGCGGTCTCAGGTAAGGTTTTCGCCTGTTCCAAACTCTCCGCCCACCACATTCCAATTTGGGCATCCGTTGCCGTGGCGTAACGCTTGCACTCAATCATAACGCCGGGTTTGCCGTTCAAATCCCCCAAGCCCTTCACTTGGTATTGCTCTAGATTGCGCTTGACCTTCCAACCGAGGTGCAAGTCTAAAAGTCCGGCGACTTCACGCTCAAAAGCCGCCCCCTTGTTTCGTGACTTAGCCCCCATTTTTTACCGCCGACATCGCTTGCTCAATCAGATAGCCAACATCCAACTGTTTCATGCCGGTCTTTTTACTTACCTCAACCAATCCCACCCCGCCAATAAATGCCTCATGGATGGCCAAAAACCGCCAAAAACTCACCCGCGACATCGTCTCGCATTCAGCGTTTAATTGCTCAATGTAGCGTTTTCTTAACGCCTGTTTGACAAAATCAGGCGCGCTATAAATGGCGCGTTTAACACTTTCGTCGTCTTTAAAATCAATCATTTACTGCTCCTCTTTTTGAATAAAAAAATGACAGGCCGGGGATTCCGGCAGAGTGTAAGTGTTGCGACTAACCGTGTGACACGTTCCGTTCAATCCGGCAACATTGCCAAGCGGTTTAAACGCCTTACATTGGCCGCAAATTCTCCCGCCGCTACCCAAGGCTAGGACAGCGCGTTTAATCGCCCTGCTCCCCTCACACATCGCTTTTCGCGCCTCTTTTGTCTCGGTCAGCGCTTTGCGAATCTCAAAAACCGACGCGTCAGCTTGAACGAAGTCTTGAGCGGTCATGCGCTACCCTTTTTGATGTTGCGACGGATTTTAGCCATTTCCTTTTGCGCGACGGCGCGGCGGTCAGCGGCGGTCATACTGTCGATGCGTCTATCTCGCTCCCATATCCGATACATCCCCATGTTCATTTCACCGCCCGACTTTGACGGCTTGCAGGCCTGCACAAAGTCACCGATGGATGGTAAAAATTGGCCGGGTTGAGCGCGTAAAAACTTCAGGCCTGATTCGACTTTATCCATCGTATCGATGCCGTTTTCGCGCATCGCCTTGAGTAATTGGATTTTATAGGCCGTGACCTGCTTAGCGTCCAGTTGGCCGTTGTGACTGAACCCTACTTTCCATCCCGGGCGCATCGTGGTGAGTTCATTGAAAACGTGACTGGCCACCTGCTTGATGCGCTCTGGAATTGCCTCATGCGTGCCGATTCTGCGCTGCTTGCGCTGTTGCTCAAGGTCGTGCTGGCGCTGGCTTGAATTCACAAATGCCGCTGCTTGTTTCATCGTAATCATTGCTCCCATCCCCAGATGATGTCCGTTAAGGCTTGATTCGGCTGCGTTTGATAGCCGCTGTGCAAGCCGTGTTGCTCTCGCTTAGCCTGATCCAGCAACCGAAGCATCCACTCCGCCTTCACCGTCATCCAACCCTTCACTTGCATCGTTTCAACCAGTTGCTCAAGCGTCAGACCCGTTTGCCTGTGTGCCTCCAGCATGTCGTTGGCGATCCCCCTAAGCGCCCGATCCGTCACCGGCTTTTTGATCAATTTCCGATAGGCCACGATTTCATCCGCCAATTCTTGGGGAATGGGTAAGGGTTGAACCGGTTTTTTGGCCGATTGCTTTTCAAGAGGTGCTGTGGTTTTTGGTTGCGGTTTTTTTGCGTCGGGATTTGAAACTTTTTTTGCTTTAGTTTTTTTAGGTTCTATGACTGGTTCAAAAGAGTGACTGGTTCTGAGTGCATCTCCTGCACCACCCCCTAGTGCATCTCCTGCACCCCCTAGTGCATCTCCTGCACCACCTAGTGAATCTCCTGCACCACCCCCTAGTGCAGGATTTTCACCACCACTTTTAAGCGTCAAAACATAAACATTGGTCGCGTTCTCAGTCGCTGATTTTTTGCGAACAACCTTCTTTAAATAACCATCTTTTTCCAACTGTTCGATGTGATTAATTGCAGAACGGCGTGACATTTCACACTGATCAGCAATGTGATTGTAAGAAGGCCAACATTCACCCGCGTCGTTTGCATTATCAGCAAGCTTTATCAACACCAGTTTGCGTAAAGGATTGCCTATTTTTATCTGCATGGCTTTCGCCATTAGCATCATGCTCATTCGGCCTCCCCCGTCTCCAGCCAACGGCTTGATACACCTAATACCTCACTTGCATCAAGCAAAACACCTCTTGACATACCCCCACCGTTACGCCAGCGTGTAGCCGCTGAACGCGCCAAACCCAGCTTTTCAGCCAAAGCACTCAGTGACATCCCCGCATTTCTTGCTGACTCATCAAGCCTTTGATAGAAACCTTGTGGTGCAGGGCGCGACTTCACAACCTCCAGCCCTAAAGCCTGCAAAAAAGGCTCTAATTCGCCAATAAAAACGCCGCTTTGGTTTTTAATGATCTCAGCCCTAGTCCATTCATTTCGCTCAAGGGCTTGTCTTAGATTCAGGGTGTTGTGATTGCTTCTATCCTGACTCATGTATAATTACCTCTGCTTTAATTGATGCTCAAACCGCCGGACTCCCATCCATTGGCGGGTTTTCTTTTAGCTCTATTTTCTTGCAAAAAAAATCAAAATTTTCAATTACAAAATACAAAAAAAGTTTTTTGTAATTTTCTATATATTTCAATAAGTTAAAACTAGCAATTCTCACCGCCTCCATCCGTTCTCTCGAAGTCAAACACCTGTTGCAGTAATCTAAATTCAGACCGTTTCTGATCTAGGTGGCTTGATATGAGAAAACCAATAAATTCACTTCCTGTTAGCCCTTGCGACTCGGCCAGCGCGAGCGTTTGCTTTTTCAGCGTGTCGCTTAGATGCACCGTTAAGGCCTCGGTTTTCTTTTCCATGCCTCAGCTCGCTTTTTTATCCGCTTGGCTTCGCTTGAAAAGCTTCCTGTTTATCGCCTCAAGCACATACTTTGCTGGCACACTGTTCCGATGCTTCCAATTCCAAACGGTGTTTGGTGCGGCATCGAATAAACCACCGATAGCTGTAATGTTTGATTCTTCAAGTCCAAGTTTTAGCGCAAATTCTTTAAATTCCATCTTGATAAACCCAATTATTACACAGTGTGTGTATTCTATATCAAAAACAAAATACACAAAAGGTTTAATGACTAAAAACTTTTAAACATTTACACTTAACGTGTATAAAAAGGGCGGCAAACATGAACGAGAAAGTATTTGAAAATCTGCTAAGAATCGCTAATGACAAATTTGGTCTTACTAGAAAAAAAGATATTGCCGATAAGATTGGCGCAACATCACAAAAAATGACCAATTGGAAAAATAGAGGGGTACCAACCTCTGAGTACCTTAATATAGCAACAAGACTTGGTATCAGTGTTGATGAACTACTGGGGCGAATCTCCACCACCCACGCCACCAGCTACGAAACCACCACACCGGTTAGTGCGAGCCATGCAACGGGGTATGAGGGGGAGAATGATAGTCAACCATGCAATATGATGGAACTAGATAAGTACGAGCAAGCCTTGATAGAACTAATTAAAGACCAGTCTGCGGATCAAAAAGCCATGTTACTGGATATTGCCAAAACCTTAACCAAGGCAAAATAACACTATGACCTTTGAAGACATTCGCCGTCACCTTGCGACCAGTTCTCTCCAAACAACTCCGAAGCAAGATAAAATTCATGCCGGAGCTATGACTAATAATGACGGTAAGACTGTAGAGTTTGAAATCTTATGCGGCAAAAACCCAAGCCTTGCCTCACAATGTGATCTGGAGTGGGCAGAGTTTTATAAAGCGCTATTGGATTATTTTTCGACACTCAAACCGCAAGATCGTCTAAAACAAGCACAAGGTGTACAGCTAAACAGTAAGCACTGGGACTGGCTTAAAAAGACCATTCATTACAAAGGTGGAAACTATTACTGGTTTTTCTTGCTTGCTGAATCTCGGGTACAAGGCGTTTGCCTTATTCGCCAACCAGAAACCTCTAAACTGGAAAGCGGTGATGTATTTTACATTGAATATCTAGCCTCAGCGCCTTGGAATCTCACTAACCCTATTTCGCCAAAAATCTTTAATGGGATTGGAACTCAGCTTCTTCAAACTATTATTCTTTATGCAGCCAATACACTCGGGTTAAAATATGGTTTTAACCTTCACGCACTTCAGCAGGCGGAAGGGTTTTATGAAGGAAAACTAAATATGCAACATCTAGCGCAGCACGATAAAACAGAAAACGGTCGTGTACTAAAGTTCTACGAACTGCCAGCAGAGCAAACAAAAGCCTTTGTATCATGAGTAAACTCACCGAATTACACGATGACTTTACCATCGATAGCTCAGGAGGTGAGTTATCAATGACCGACATTATGGAAACCAGTCAAGCTATTCACACGTTTTCAACGGCTCTTGAAAAACAACGAATCACCCCCTGGGAACCAAGCAAGCTTTATTTAAGTGCAATGCAGTCTAAGGCACTCTACCGCAAACACGACACAGCACCGGACTCAAAAGTCATTCTATGGCTGGCACAAGCACAAGAAGCGGCCCGAAAATTCTTTCTAGAACATTCGGCTATGCCGGAGTTTACCGGCATTAGTCGAGAAGAAGTTCAAGAACTTGCAAAAATGAGTCATGACTCAAGTATTCTTCCTGAACTCCCTGAAATTCTAGCCCATAAAGGGATTATTTTGCTTTATCTACCAGCCATTGCCGGGACCAAAATCGATGGTGCAGCGTTTTTGTTTGCCGACAAAATCCCAGTGATTGCGCACAGTTTACGCTACCCAAGAATGGATAATTTTTGGTTTACCTTGTTGCACGAATTGGCTCACATCTGTTTGCACATAGATCATCTCGACACACCGATTATCGATGACTTATCCACAGATGAAATCCACACCAAAGACATTGAAATTCAGGCCGACAATCTCGCAAAATACAGCTTAGTTAGCCGAATTGAATGGCGCACAACAACGGTTAAAAACGCCACATCCGAAAATGAAGTCTATGATTTCGCCAAGGCGCAGCGTATTCACCCATCAATTGTCGTTGGATTAATCGGCCACTACAAAAAACGCTTTGACCTTTTCTCTGATATTTGGCGAATGGACAACCCAAGAAGCATCCTCGGATTTAATGAATGACTGACATTAATGAACTCTTCTACATCCCTTTTTTAAAGCTCAAGCAAAATGAAATCATGGCGCTTAAAGAGCTTGATCCGATAATTAAGGAAGTGATAATTCCTTTTTTTGATTACCCACCAGATCAGGACGAAAAAAAACCAAAAAAGATGGACGAAAAGGTTCCAAAACTCGCCAAACAACTAAGCACACACTTTGGCTCAAGAAAAACCATTTATGTTGATACCTACGACATAGATGACCAACTGATTGCTGGTGTTCACAGTTATCTGTATCTCCTGCGCGAACTCAATGCCATGCAGTGCATCCCGGTAACCGGTATTGACCGAACACCTGAACACAAGCAAGCCATCAAAGATTTTTTGGCGGAATCTGAAGAGCCTGAAAACACTATTGCCCTGCGAATTTCCTATGAAGATTTTCCAAGCTACTACGCAATTGAATATGAAATTGAAGACGCACTTAATGGGTTGCTGAATGATTTATTCACTCAAGTTGATCTAGTGATGGATTGCCGTATTACGCATTGGATGGACGACGCAAAGGTTGACGAAACCGCCAATAATATTACCGACTTTATCCTCAAGTTCACAAAAAACTACCCGGTAAGAAATGTTATTGTCACAGGATCTTCCATTCCGCTTATGCTCAAAGAAATCTGTCCGACGCATAACTATCGCCTTTTGATTAGGAATGAAGTCAGTATTTATGAAAAGGTTTCGACCTTCCTCAAAGACTATGAAAAACATATCTACATTGGGGACTTTACAACAGTTTCCCCAGAATTTGCGCAACCCAATATTATTGCTGCCTTAAACGCCGTAAGTAAATTGATATACGCGCATCAAGATGTTCAACATATTTGGAGAGGTGGTCAAGTGCGTCTAAAAAATGGCACAAAAAACTACCATTACTACAATAATCACATTCGTGCATTACTAGCAATAACCCCATCAATTTTTCGACACAACAACAGCTGGGGAGACATTAAATTCTACGACAAACGTAATGATAATAGTGGCTTCACGGCCTCAAATATAATTAAGCCAATGATTAGTTCTCACATTAGCTATATGTCACAAACTTATAGTCGTTAGCGATCTTTATTTTATGTCGATATCCCAAAATTGCCGCCACCTTGCGACTCACTTCTAATTTTTTATTATTTTCTGCAATCATCTTCGACAAATCAGTGCAGTTTCTACGCTTGTCTTTTGGCAACGGATTTTCTAAAAGCTGCAAAAGTTCATCTTTCCATAGCGCATAAAGTGCAATTTCTGGATTAAACTCGGGGTTGACTTTATCTTTACGCACCTGCGTAATGATAACTTTTCCGCCCTTCGTGGTACGAGCCAACATCAAACCCCACCACTCTGGCGCCAGCTTTAAAGCTTTTTCTAAATGATTGTCTGTGGTGACTAATGTGATTCTTCTAAAGGCTTTATTGTAGTGCTCACCCTGACTAAGAATCCGGGTAACCTTATCGGTTTCGCCTTTAATTTCATAACAATGAGACTCATCTCTCAAAGTCACAACATCAGCAATCGCTTGGCTACCACAGACATGCAGTTCTTGCATTATTTCAAACGTCTCAAACCCTTGACTTGAAAAACGCTCTAACAAAGCCTGTCTAATTTTAAAATCATTTAGTCTTTCCATAACGAAGCTATTTTACCGCTTTTTACAGAAAACTGTAACCACAATAGATAGCCACTTTACAAAACTAAAACCTCATGCTCGGAGTTGGTATAGGTTTTGACTCTACCTTTTGAACTAATTGGTCAACCATTTCCTCAGCCTCCGCCAAGGTCAATGGCCCGGTCTCGTTACCATTTTCATCGAACACAAAAAAACCCAATGAATTATCGTTTTCATCAAACTATTCAACAATTGCTATTCCATTTTTACCGCTAACAACTTTGCTTCTCATAGTTCAATCCTCTTGTAGTTTAATTAAAAAAAGACTAATTCACCTCAATAATCCGCATATTATTGCCGTTCTTATCGGCTTCCCCTAATGCACTATGCAATCTTGGCACACCGAAGGCGTTATTGGCGCGGAATTGAATTCTAATACGGATTTTGTCGCCATATTTGTGATTAGTTACAGACACTTCTTTATAGCTTTTTGGGTCATGAAGCTGTGCTTTCAGTTGCCGCAACATATCACGATACGCTTGCCACGCGGCTTGCTCAAACGCTTTTTTCTCAATCTCCGCGGGTGTCAGAACACGCTCCTGCTTAACTGGCTCAGCGGGTTTTGGTGTGGGCTGAAAATGCAAAAAACCGCTTAAAACAAACGCCAACACGCCTATAACAAATCCCACCCCATGTGTGGCGACAAACGAGGCGTTTTGTGCTTTCGCAAACAACGCATACACCGACCAAGCGGCAACGAAGGCCGCTAACCCTACCGCAAATACAAGCCCACCATGCACCTGCTGTTCGGTTGCGAAACGAACAATGACTAACCCTATCCACAGCCCAATAAAACCAATGAGCGCGCCATCAATTATCGCCCCCCAAAAAAGCGACTTTTTAATCAAAAGTGACCAAATCACCCCGATTAAGAACATAAGTAAAAACCCGACTAAAACAACCAAATCCACCATGCTACCCCCCTTTATCACGCACTTAAATAGCGCCGTGAAATTATTACGCATTAGCTTGCGCAAGATTACAGAATTTCAATAAATATTATTTATGGCAAGGGTGAAAGTGTGACTTAGATGGGGTGTGTTTTCTGTAGCAGATAACCAACTAATGAACCAATAAAAAAATCTTTTTCATTGGAATGACTGACTAAGTTTTTTAGTGATTTATACAGTTCTGGTTCAGCAGACTCAATTTGAAACTGATTAATAGATAAAAAACTGCAAAAAGCCGTTAAGGCGCAATCAATGTATAAATACTTGTGATTTAGGGTAGGAATGCTTTCATCAAAACAAAGCAATTCATCGCCATAATGCATGATGCCGCAAACCAATAGCCATGCTATTTTATGATCGTCCGCACCATCTTATTGGTGAAGTAGTTTATTTACTTCCAACTTTCCAATAAAAAAAGCCTGACTAACAAGACCCAATTTTTCAGAATTAACAGATACTTTACCTTGTAACGATTTAACCGGGTTGATCCTAACATCGATCCAAATCGTTAAAAAACTGTTTAATAATGCTGAAAAGTCTTTTGTAGTCACTAAAAACTAACCGGTCTAGCATTTTTAATCGTGTTCTCAATCATGCGATTAATCACGTCATCAGAAAAGGGGCTAGGGCAATTTGTCAATCCTTCATCGCTGAGCATGATATCTAAACGTTTAGGCGCACCGGTGGCCTTAACATTAGTTATGGCCTTTTCAAATAAAGCTGCCAGATACTCCGTCTGATTAGTTGCCGTTTTCACTACTCTCCCCTAGACATTAAATGATTAACAAGCCGATTGCTTGATAAGGATGACTATCTTACCAACAACCCTGCCCGCTTACCATAACCCTGCGTCGCATTCTGTTGTTTTTCCACGTTTTGTTGCATTTTTTAGCTTTTTTGGAAAAAAATACACATTTTGTTTATCTTTGTATTGACTTATAATTACACATGCTGTGTAATACCCCCAAGCGCGACAACTAACCAACCAGGCCTGGTTAACGAAACGCAACGACAAAGGAATATGACATGAGCACCGATACCACCATTTTTGCGGATGATTTAAACATCACAGCGAGTATCCGCACCAACGCCTTAAGCGGCAAATCTATTGCAACTTTAACGCTGGAAACCTTCCCGCGTGAAGGTGAAAGCGAGTCGAGTGTGACGTTTCACCTCGATCCGCTTGCATTAAATGAATTGTGTGAAATTCACGAAATACCGCTAGAAGGAGACATTGATGAAGACCTTTAAACCGATTGAACCAATTAAAGAGCCGCGCTTTAACTTGCACCGTGTCGAGGCGTTTTGCTACGACCTGCTTGCTGGATTTGGTTTAGGTGCAGCCCTGCTTTGCATTTATTTAATCGTTGAACCGTTTGTTCGTTAGAGGCCGTTACTATGTCAAAACTTATCGCTATACCTACCAAAAATCTAACCCATGATCAATGGCTTAACCTTCGTTATGACGGGCTAGGCGGTTCGGACGTTGCCGCCGCTATGGGTCTGTCGAAATTCAAAACCCCGACCGAGTTGTATCTTGAAAAGGTCGAGCGTCACGACTCCTTTGAGGGTAACGCCGCGACCGAGTGGGGGGTTCGCCTTGAGGATGTGGTTGCCCGTGCCTATGCTGAAAAAACAGGCGAGCGCATTCGCAACCGCCACGCCATCTTAAAAAACCCGGATATGCCTTGGTTGTTCGCCAATGTTGACCGCTTAGTGGTTGGCAAAAAGAAAGGGTTGGAAGTCAAAACCGCCAGCCTTTATACCCTTAACGAATGGGGCGAGGACGGTTCGGATGAAGTGCCGGATTATTACAAAACCCAAGCCTATGACTACATGCTGGTCACCGGGCTTCGTGTATGGGATTTCGCGGTATTGATTGGTGGTTCGGATTTCCGCACCTATACCGTCGAGTTTGACCAGCGAATCGCCGACCGGATTATTGAAGAGACACGTGCCTTTTGGTATGACCATGTTTTAACCCAAACCCCGCCCCCACCTGTCAACCTTGATGATGTTCGTCGAATTTACCGCAAGGATGCCGGGTCTGAAATTGAAGCCGACGATTACGTCTCGTTTGACTACGGTCGCTTACTTGATATCAAGGCGCAAATCAAAGACCTAACGGCACAAGAAAACGCCATAAAAACCGCGCTAGGGGCGTTTATGGGTGACCACGCCGTGCTTACTTTGGGTGACAAGAAACTCGCCACGTTTAAAAATCAACCAACCGTAAGGGTCGATCCAAAGTTGCTGAAATCTGAATTTCCGGACGTGTACGAAGCGGTTGCTAAAACCACCGATTCGCGTGTCCTTCGCACTTACTAATTACTAAAAACTGGAGTTTATTATGACCACTCAAAACCAAGCCCAGCACGATAGCCAAATCGACTATGAAACGGGGGAATACACCCCCGCCCCCGCCGATCCACGCGACCTTGAAATGATGGCGCAGGACATGGCGCAATCCGCACCTGTGCCACAAAGGGGCGCTCCAAGAGGCACAAGCCTGATTGCTCAGGTTGAGCAATTTAAGGGGGAGTTTGCAAAGGTGTTACCCCCTCAAGTTACCATTGATAAATTCATCCGGGTCAGCACCACGGCAATTCGACAAAACCCTGACCTTTCCCTGTGTAACGAGAAGTCGGTTTTTCAAGCACTGCTTTTGTGTGCGAGGGATGGGTTGCTACCTGACGGGCGCGAGTCAGCCATTGTGATCTATAACTCGAAAAGTGGAAAAAACGCCCAGTATCAAGTCATGATTGACGGAGTTCTCAAGAAGGTTCGGCAGTCCGGCTTGATCACGAATGTGGCAGGCAAGGCGGTATTTGAAAACGACACCTTTGACTATTTTATGGATGAAAACGGCGAGCATATCACCTATAAGCCGACTTTCGAAAACCCCGGCAAGTTCCGGCTTGCGTTTGCGTTTGCGAAGTACAAAACCGGGGAGTTGGTGGTTGAGGTCATGTCGAAGACCGAAATTGACAAGGTTCGGGCATCGTCTAAAACTGGGAATGGCGCTATGTCACCTTGGACGACTTGGTATGACCGGATGGCGGTCAAATCGGTACTGCATCGGTTGGCGCGTCGCTTACCTAATTCATCGGAGGTTGCTGAAATGCTGGAGCGCGATATTCAGTTCGAGGCGTTCCAAAACCAAATCGAAAACGCGAAGGCATCTGCTTCACAGTTTGCGCCCAAAAAACCACGCCCACTTTAACTTTACCGCCCCCGGCTGGGGGCTTAATGAGGATTTGAAAATGAGAAATGAAGTAAACATGAACTACTTAAATAATGCACTTGATAGGATAAAAGAAACGGTTTGGAGACTTCGGCACTATAACCACTGCTTACCTGACAGAGGTTTAATCATTAAGGGTACTCCGCTAAAGCTAAAGGTGCGCACTATTTGTGGCGACAAGAAAGGCGATATTGTTTACGCCCTTGATGATATTGGATTATCAGTACCTGAGCAGGAAGTTAGATGGGTAAACGAGGAAGGTAAACAAGGATATTCACTTCGTAAAGATGTTTCTATAGCCAAAAGCAAGCCGCCAAAATCGTTTCGTGATATTGAATTTGAAGAAATTGAAAAAGAAATAGCGCTAGCAGTAAATGCCAATAAGACGCTTCACTGGCACCCATTCGACGGATCAGTCGAACCCACCGCAAACAAACGCTACCTCGTTATGCACTACGATAATGCGCCCCAAGACAAAACTACCTTGGAACATGATTATGAGTTTTCAGTCATGATTTGCGAACAAGTCCAAACGGGTGAAAAACTGTTCGCATGCATTTGTAAGGGTGAATTTATTGAGCCATCCGAACATGTTTATTTTGCCGAATTCCCCAACCTACCTACGCACATCACGGAGGATTAAAAATGAATTCAAATGTTGAAATCAAAATTAAAGGCGTACTCAACGGCGGAAAAATTGAGTTTACCGTTGAACAGCTTGAGGGTGAGTTGTCGCCTTCCGATGTGGCAAGGTTTATTTTTATCGCCGGAAAATATGCGGTCGATGCGGTCAATGCGGTCAATTCTGTACGGGAGGTCTAAAAATGGATTCTAGTGTTGAAATGCAAGCGCCCGGCTTTGAAGCCATGCTTGACGAGTTACGCGCTATCCGGGATGCGGTGGCAAAGAAAACCATCCCGCTTGAGAAGCAGATTTGGGATAGCCACGCCGTTGCGGATTACCTTGGTTTGGCAAACGCCACGTTTAAAAACCGTGTGGCGTGTCGAGCGGATTTTCCACGCCCCTGCGATATTCACAAAGGGGTTTCAGCAAACGCCAGCGGTCATCGCTGGAGAGCGTCGGAGGTCATTGCATGGGCAATGGCTCAAAAAGTGTAGGGGAAGGTCAGATGAATGGCTTTAAAAAACCAAAAAAACCGACCGCCGCCCAAGCACTACAGCGCGCCGACGAACTTGAGTTGAAGCTGGCATGGTATCGGTTGGAGTTGCGCGAGCGCACGGCGGTGTTTGTGCGCAAGTGCTACATTTATGAGCGGTTATTCGCCGCCGCAATTCGCACGGCTGGAACAATCGGGGAAGCCACGCGCTGGTATGAATCTTGGTGTGCTGATATTAACGCCATTCCGGACGACCACCCCAACCATGAAGACGAGGTTTTAAAAGTGATTGAGCGCCACGGCTTCGAGTTCGTTTTGCCGGACACGGGCGAGGTTGTGGATAACGCATGGGAGGATTCGCGGGATGTGTAATACGGTTATTCATGTCAAGTACCCCACAGCCCGGAAAGACCACACCTGCGATGCCAGCTACTGGTTGTGTCAGGGGCTTGAGTTTGTGTTCTTTAACCTGTCTTATCGTGAAAAACGCGCCATAGTTCGGGCTAGGCGCAATGGATGGAAAATAAAAAAGGGTGAGACCTATATTCGTGCGACCGTCAAGCAAGATGGCGAGTTGGCTACCTTCAAGGCTATTCCTGAAATCGACCAAATCTGCACGGAGACAGGGCTTTATCAATGTGATTAAGCCCTGTCATAAATAAACCTGTTTAAAAAGAAACACTCAAAAACTTAGAGCCCCCCAAACGGAGCGATGAAAATGAAAACTATCACCATGCTATTCGCGCAATTCGAGAAACCAACGGTAAGGCTTGATGAAATCTCACGGGAGTATTTTGGGCTTGCGCCAAATCAAGCCAAGCGCCTAGCCGCAACGGGCGAACTACCCGTTCCGGCATTTCGGCTCGGTGCCGCCAAGTCACCCTGGCTAATCCACCTTGACGACCTCGCAACCTATCTCGACAAACAGCGCCAACAAGCCAAAAAAGACCACCAAAACCTAAGCGCCTAA